AAGCCATGACGACGCGGCGTGTGGCTCCGAGTGCATGAACGACGACGAAGAACTTGCCCACACTATCGCGGCGTTGTTTCAGACGGAACAGCCGAAAGAAGATGCGACGGACGTAGAAGCCGCAGCGAACTACGAAGCGCCGAATCGTTACCAAGAATACGGGCTAGACGTTCACAAGGCGTTTGTCGGTGGGGCGATCTTCGGCGCGGAGTACCGAACAAATCAAGCAAATGGTCATACCTGCGCCATACCGGATTGCGATCGTGGCTGACATTCTTCCGTGCGGCCATGTTCACGCCTACGCCGTCGATGAATTGAAAAACATTGAGCGTAGGTGGAGCATGTGCCTACCCTGCAAGCGGAACCAGTGCGACCCGGACCCCCTGCGCTCGCGCCGTCGTACGTTGAACGCCGTAGGATGCACCATATCGCAGTCTAATACGCTTACGACGGGCGGGGTTCGATGAAACGAAAAGACAGTGACATTTCGAAGCCCATACCGCACTACCTGATGGAGTGGGCGCTGGAGTTCTTCAAAGCCGGCTACAAAGCCGCGCAAGAGCAGACGCAACCAAGAGACAGTCGAACGGAGGAAACCAATGGCAACTAATTTAGTCGGCGGTCTAGGCGAGGAGATCGAGCGCGTCACTAAGATTCGGTCGCTGTACGAATCGCTACGCGGAACGCCAGGGGTCAACGTCGAGTTTGCAATCGCCATGATGAACGCCTCGCTGAAGAACGCGCAGACGGCACTTAACGGCGGCGAGATCGAGCCCATGATGGCCGCAATCGAAGACCTGCGAACCTTCACCGAATAGCGCACCGTAGAAAGCGAAGGTTCGCCGCAGCAAATGTCAGATGATCCCGCCGGCCGGCTTATATCTGAATTCGAGCATCGATTCTGCGTCGAATGGTGGAAGGCGCTCCGGCTTACTGATTGCGACGAACTCGTCTACCGCCACGCCGTCATAACGTGTTCCTGCGGTCGGACGCAATCCGAAGCCTATACCGCATGGCGAGAGCAGAACCCCGGCCTCGCCGATACACGCCGCAGGTAAAGCGGCTCGCTCGGCTCTATTCAGAGCGGGCTAAATGACCTACGCTAGTCCGCATGGGGAAGGCCGTTCGGATGCTCCCTCGGTATTGCGCATGTTCGGCATATCCGCTACCCGAGGGCGCTCGCTGGCCGGAAGGGCACTCGCGCCTTATCTGCCGCACGGTTAGGGTTTACGCTCGAACGCGCTGCGCGTGCGACCGCATCGGCTGTGAAATGTGCCGCCCGCTCATCGGAGCGGCGCAGGGAAACGAGCAGGGGCGCGGCAAGTAGCGCGCATGGCAAAGAAACAACCCGCCGCCCCTTCCGTGGGCGCCGTCTACGCCGATCGCGACGCCCGCCGAAAGGGCCGGCGCGTTAAGGTCGTCAAACTCGTCGCGCGCGAGCGCAAGGCCGTCTGCGAAGACCTCAAGAGCAAGAAGCAGACGCGGATCGGATACGCGAACCTCGCCGTCCGGTTCGCCAAAGCGAAGTAGGCCGATGAATGGGCGGCTCCGACCCGAATAGTCTCGCCTCGCCCGATATTCGGGTCATGCCTCTCGCGGCGCTCAAGCCGGCGCCGTATAACCCTCGCCGGATTGACGATGCCTCGATGAGCGCGCTCACGAAGAGCCTCGAACGCTTCGGGGTTGTCGAGCCGATCATCTGGAACGAGCGAACCGGCTATATCGTCGGCGGGCACCAACGCGCGAAAGTCCTGCGCGCCAAGAAGGTCGAGCAGGCCGCGGTCGTCGTCGTAGACCTCGACGATACCGAAGAGCGCGCGTTGAACGTCGCGCTAAACTCGCCGCATCTTTCCGGCCAATTCACCGACGAGTTGCAAGCGCTACTCGACGAGATAAAGGCGCAAGAGCCAGCACTTTTTGACGCGCTGGCCTTCGAGAACTTGCAGGTCGGTCGCAGCCTCTTCGAGATGCGAAAGGAAGAGGCGCGCAGGACGCTGCAGGCGCGTTTCGGAGCGCCGCCCTTCTCGGTGCTCGACGCCCGGCAGGGCTATTGGCAGGAGCGGAAGCGCGCGTGGCTCGCGCTTGGAATAGACTCGGAAATTGGGCGCGGCGAGAACCTAATGAAATACTCCGCCCAGGCTCAGAAAAGCGGTCCAAAACGGCGAATGGAAGGGCGGATCGTTGACGTTGGCGCCTATGCCGGCGGCGACGCGATGCCTATCAGCACAAGCGTGTTTGACCCGGTTCTCTGCGAACTCGCGTATCGGTGGTTCTGCCCTGAACGCGGCGAGGTGCTCGACCCATTCGCCGGCGGCAGCGTCCGCGGGCTCGTCGCCGGCTTCATCGGGCAGGCATACCATGGCGTTGACCTGCGGCCGGAGCAGGTCGCGGCGAACCGTACTCAGGTCGAGGCGATTGCGCCGAAGGTGGCGCCGCAATGGTACGTCGGTGATTCCTCCGACCTTAGCGCGGTTCTTCCAGAGGAATTGCGTTGCGACTTCGTCTTTAGTTGCCCGCCGTACGGCCCGCTCGAAAAGTACAGCGACGACCCGCGGGACCTCTCGAATATGGAGCCGAGTGCCTTCCGCGGGGTCTACCGCGCGATCGTCGCTCAGGCTTGCGCGCGGCTTCGCGATGACCGATTCGCCTGCTTCGTCGTCGGCGATTACCGGATCGGGGACCCGCTCTCGAACTTCGTAAGCGAGACGATCGACGCATTCCTAGCCGCCGGCCTGGTGCTCTACAACGAGGCGATCCTCGTTACGGCTGTGGGTTCGAATGCGCTCCGCGCGGCGCGAATGTTCGAGCCGAGTCGCAAACTCTGTAAGTCGCACCAAAACGTCTTAGTCTTCCTCAAGGGCGACGCCCGTAAGGCGACGCAAGCCTGCACCGGCGCGCATACCGAGTTCGGCGACGCCGCGGCGGCCGCTCTGGAAAGCGAAGAGGCGGTACTCGATGGCTAAGGCTCCGACGGGTCGCCCACCTGGTTCCTCGACGCTCTTAACGGCCGAACTCACGAAGCGTATTTGCGACCGGCTAGAGATCGCCGTTCCCGAGAAGTGGGCGGCCGAGGAGCACGGCATCGACGAAGGCACGTTTCATTCGTGGATGCGGAAGGGCGCGGCAGGGGTCGAGCCTTACGTCGCCTTCCGTGAAGCCGTTACGCGCGCGAAAGCGAAGGCCGTTTCGAACCTGCACGTGCGCGCGCTGGCCGGCGGGAAGGGCTCGTCCCAGGCCACCTGGATGCTCGAACGCCGGTATTGGCGCGACTACGCGGAGCATAAGCGGGTCGAGATTACGCCGACGGAGCCGCCCTTGGGCGAGCAAGATATCGACGAGGCGATCGCGGAGCAGCGGAAACGGGTGGCCGAGTACGAGCGCGTCCGGAACCTGCTCGCGACGGGCATAGTTACCGAGGGCGAGTAACCCTGGTGCGGCTCGAAGTCGAGGATTATAGCGCCGAGGAAGACCAAGCCGCACGTGCGCAACTCGCGAAACTCGAACGGCTCGCGTGGGAGCGGGAGTGCCGGAACCACCTCGCGGCGTTCGCGATCGAAGCGCTTCGGCCGTTCGAGCAAACGCCGGCGCTGCACCACATGGTGCTTATCGACGCGCTCGAACGGGTCGCGCGCGGCGAGTGTAAGCGGCTCATGGTCTGTATGCCGCCGGGGCACGCGAAGAGCACCTACTCTTCGGTTATCTTCCCGGCGTGGCTCTTCGCGCAGCGGGCGAACCTCGACGTCATCGGCGCCTCGCACGTTTCGGACTTGGCCGAAGACTTCTCGTATAAAATCCACAATATCGTCCGCGAAAACTCGGAACTGCTTCGCTACGGGCTACTGACCGAGAACGTCAAGCGGTGGCGCACGACGACCGGCGGCTTCTATCGGGCGGTGGGCGTCGGCGGCTCGATTACCGGCCGGCGCGCGGACCTCGGGGTTATCGACGATCCGGTCAAGGGGCACGAAGACGCCGAGAGCCCCGACCAACGCGAAAAGGTCTGGCGGTGGTATCAGTCCGACTTCTACACCCGCTTGAAGCCGGATGCGGCAATTATCGTTATCATGACTCGCTGGCACGAAGACGACCTCGGGGGGAGGCTCCTTCAAGCGGCAGCCGACGGCGGCGACCAATGGGAGGTCATCAACCTTCCGGCGATTTGCGATAGTGTCGACGACCCGCTCGGGCGGCCGATCGGCGCGGCCTTATGGCCCGAGTGGCTTGACGAGATCGCGCTGCTCGGCGGCGAGCGGATCGGCACGGACGGCGCGAAGATACCGGTCCCGGGTATTCGCAAGAACGTCGGGGAGTACGTTTGGGGATCGCTCTTTCAGCAGAACCCGAAACCTCGGGGCGCATCGTTCTTCGATATCGCCGACCTGCTCGTTCCGGTCGGCTCGGAGAAGGACGCGCTTGGGAATCAAATCGCTATTCCGGTCCCGATGCCCACGCGCTGCGATACCGTCTTCGGCGTTGTCGATACCGCGATCAAAACGGGCCAAGAGCACAACTCGACGGCGGTTACGTGGTACTCGTACAATTCGCTCACGCAGCCCGCGACGACGCTCATTCTCGATTGGGATATCGTGCAAATCGAAGGCGCCAAGCAAGAAGCATGGCTCCCGTCGGTCCATGCCAGGGGCGAGGAACTCGCTCGGCTCTGCGGCGCGCGGAAGGGCTATTCCGGAGCTATGATTGAGGACAAGGCGACCGGAATCGTCCTCATCCAGCAATCGCAGAACGAGGCCAAGCGCACCGGGAAACGGGCTCTGGCTCACGCGATCGACTCGAAACTGACCTCGCTCGGGAAGGAGGAACGCGCGATCGCCGCGGCTCCGTACGTCGTCGCCGGCCGCGTGAAGATGACCGAGCCCGCGTTCAACAAAACGAAAGTGCATAAGGGCCGCTCGGCGAATCACTTCATCACCCAGGTAACGGATTTCCGCTTAGGTTCTAAGCAGAAGGACGGTCTCGATTTGCTCGACACATTCACCTACGGCGTCCTGCTCACATGCGGAACGAATGCCGGAGAGCGGAAGGGGATATGACCGCGCAACTACAGCGGATCGTCGCTGATTCGATTGCCCGCGCCCGGCGGAACGCGGCCGAGGGGCTCCCGTACACCTACGGCCTCGACCTCGACGAGCGGCTTCGGCTGCTCGGACTCCCCCCGCGGAAGGCTGTCCCGACGCCGTTTAACATTCCCGTAGCGCTCCGCCCGCGCCGAACGTGAAGCCGTGCGCCTTTCATATCGGGTATGCCGGCCGCGATTGCGAGCGCTGCGGAAAGACCTGGGGCGAGCACTACGCAACGCCCGTTCGGAAGCCGAAGTGAAATGCGCCGGCCGTTAGAGCGGCTTGCCCGCCTCCTCGCGAACGCTCCGGGCGAGGCCACGGTCGGCGAACTAGCCAACAAGTACGGCGAGAGTACCGAGCGCATTTACGACGCGCTCGATATGCTCAAACTTATTCGCGCGATCGGTGCCCTGTACGAAGCGCCGATTACGTACATCCCGATGTAGGGAGGGGCAACCGTGTACGATTCGGGCGTTACTCAGAGCGACTCATCGGCGTTTGCGTCGGTCGAAGGGCAAATCGGGCCGGCTCTCGTCAAGATGCTTTGCGAGCCGGAGATTCAGCCGGGCGCCTCGCCGGGCTACCAACTTTGCAAAATCATTTACTCGTACCACCCGCTCGGCTCGGTCCTTACGGACGCGCCGATCCGTCGTGCGCAGGCCAAGCCGCGAGAGATCGCCGTTCCCGGGCTCGCCGAAGAGCGCGTCGCTGCGCGGTACGTCGAAACGTGGAACGCGCTCGGCCGCGTCGGCGGGACGGTCATTATGCACAACCTCATGAGCGCGAGCCGCATCTACGGGATCGCCTCGCTGGCGGTCGGGGAGGTGGGGAAGGACCCGGCGAGCCCGCTGGATATCGCGCGGATCGCGGACGCGGACCTGTACTTCAATATTCTCGACCCGCTCAATACCGCCGGCTCGCTCGTTCTGAATCAGGACCCGAATTCGCCGAACTTCCTCAAGCCGAGCGGGCCGATTCACGTAAACGGACAGCATTGGCACCCCTCGCGGCTCTTCGTGAAATTGAACGAGCAGCCGCTCTATATCGATTGGACCGCCTCGGCCTTCGGCTTCGTCGGCCGCTCCGTCTATCAGCGCTGTCTCTATCCGCTCAAATCGTTCGTGCAGTCGATGATCACCGACCAATACGTCGTGCAAAAGGTCGGCCTCATTATTTACAAGGCGCAGTCGCCGGGATCGTTTATCGACAACGTCATGCAGACGTTTTTCGGGGCGAAGCGATCCGCGATTAAGCAGGGCATAACGGGGCAGGTGCTCTCCATCGGCATCGAAGAAGCGCTCGAATCGCTGAACTTGCAAAACCTCGATAAAGCCTTCTCGACGGTGCGCCAAAATATTCTCCGCAATATCGCGAGCGCGACCGGAATGCCCGCGTCGATTATCGCGCAAGAGACCCTTGTCGAAGGCTTCGGCGAGGGCAGCGAAGATGCGAACAAAGAGATTGAGTTCCTCGAATTCATCCGCACCGATATGGAGCCGGCGTATCAGTTCCTCGATACGATTTGCCGGCGCAAAGCGTGGACGGCGTCGTTCTACGAAACGCTAACCACCGAGTACCGCGACCTCGCGCAGATGGGTTTCGAGCGCGCGCTGCATGAGTGGATACGGAACTTCAAAGCAACGTGGCCGAACTTGAAGATGGAGCCGGATTCCGAAAAGGTGAAGACGGAGGACGTCCAACTCAAGGCCGTCGTGGCGCTGGCGGAGATTCTGCTTCCCGAAGCCGATCCGGAAACGAAAGCGAAAGTCGTCGCGTGGGTCGCCGACAACGTCAACGCGCGCGAGAATCTCTTCGCCGGGCACCTCGATATCGACGAGGAAACGCTCAAGGGGTACTACGAGGAGACAAAAGACCTGGAAGCCGAGCAGGCGCAAGAACTCGCGAACGGTAAGCCGCGCGAGCCGAGGCCATTCTCGGCGGCATCGTGACGCTTAAGTTCCGCCGGCTCCTCGAAGAGGGCGTCCGCAAATTCGCCGAGGGCGGCTACACCTCCGAGGCCGAAGTGCAAGAGTGGATCGTTCGGCTTCACGCCACGCTGGAACGCGAACTCCCGAGCGACGATCAGAGCCGAGCGCAGTTAAAGCGTATCCTCGAAAGTATCTACGCGCGCGAAGTCGGTGGGGGTCTCGCGCGCAAGATTCCCGGGCTTTCGCGCTACACGCTCGACCGCGTTTCGCCGCAGTTGCGGGCGGAACTCGACCGGCGTATCTTCGCGGCGGCAGACCTGATTCGGCTCAATAAACGGCAGGCCGTCGAGAAGACGCTGCAACGCTTCGCGGGGTGGGTCTCCTCGGTGCCCCCGGCCGGCGCGATCAATTACAGCGCGCGCAGCCTGGCGACGGATATCGGGAAGAGCATCGCGCAGTTGAAGTTCGAGCGGCGCCGCGTCGCGATCGATCAGGGGCATAAACTCATCGCAGCGGTTGCGCACGTCGTAGCCGGCGGTCAGGGTGCGATCGCCGCGGTATGGCACGACCGCGGCGAGCACGACCACGGCTACGACGCGCGCCCCGAGCATTTGAAGCGTTCGGGCACACTCTTCCTTGTGCGCGATTCCTGGGCAGCCGAGGAAGGTCTGCTCCGGAAACCGCCGGGCGCCAAGTACACCGACGACTTCGAGCAGCCGGCGGAGTTGCCGTACTGCTCCTGCTACTACGAGTATGTCACGACGCCCGATAGGCTCCCTCGGGAGTTCCTGAGCGGGCGCGGGCGCGCGTACGTTTCGGGCAAGCCGATCGACGAGCGCTCCGGCGCTATTTCGCTCGCGCAGTACCGTTCCGCCGTTTAGACGCCCTTACAGTATCCCTTGAGGCCGCGGTAATCCGCCGGGTAGTCGCGTTTCATGCGGACGCAAGAGGCGGTGAGAATATCGCGCGGGACCTGCATCGGCAGCGGGTCGTTCGTCTCTTCTTGAAC